TTACCCTAAAGATACAGTAACTAACCCATTACCAGTAGCACAACCAGTATTGGTAGCTGCAGCTAAGGATTTAGTTGAATTAGATGGTGCTAAACAAATCATCACTATTAAAGATAGTGTTATTGCATTAACTGAAGCTAGAGTAACAGGTAAAGATAGTGTTATTTCAGTTTATGTTAAAAAAGAAGGTACATATAAGAACATTATGTTCAATCAAGATACACAAATCAAAGATTGGAAATTCCAATACAACGCATTGCAATTACAAAACGCTAAATTAAAAGCTAAAAACAAATTTACTAAAATAGGTGCTGGCTTAGTAGCTGGTGGATTAGTATATTTAATGTTAGTAAAATAGTTAATATTTATTACCACAATTAATTAAACATGGAACAACTTAACGAACTAAAAAGAATGCAGCAATTAGCTGGTATTATTAGTGAATCTGAAACTTTATCTAATTATATATTTACACAAAAAGATGCAGAAAATAAATACAAGTCAGCCGCAATTTCAATGTTGGTAACTAAATTGAAACCGAATGACATACCAAAATTACAAAACCAACTTAGTAAAATGGATGTAGATGCTGATTTTAATGTTGATAAAGATGGTGTTAGAATATGGACTAGAGAAGGTGATTATTCAAATGTAGTAAAAACATTAGCAAAATACGGATTAAAGCCTAAGCAAACAATGCCATCTGATGATGATTTTCAAAGATTTGCTGATAGAAGAGCGGCTTTTAGCGGAATAAAACAAAATAAAGGTGAAGAAACAAAGATGTAAAATCTCTGTTACTTTTAAAATAATATCACACGCCCCCACATATTAAGGCTCAATCGTAAGATTGAGCTTTTTTTATATATTTATATACATGAGTCAAGCGAACATTAAAGAAATAATCAAGGCGGAATATATCAAATGTGCTACCGATCCTGTACATTTCTTTAGAAAATATTGTTATATTACTCACACCACAAAAGGTAGAGTATTATTTCATTTATATCCATTTCAGGAAGAAGTATTAAATGAATTTAGAGAAAATAGATTTTCTATTATAAATAAATCACGCCAGTTAGGTATCTCTACTTTAGTAGCAGGTTACTCTTTATGGTTGATGTTATTTAATAAGGACAAAACTATACTTTGTATTGCAACAAAGCAAGAAACGGCACGAGGTATGGTAGAGAAGGTACAATTTATGTATGAGAATTTACCATCTTGGTTAAAGGGTAACATAAAACCCATGGCAAATAACAAACTCTCATTCCAACTTGCCAATAACTCTCGTATAGTTGCTACATCAGCTGCATCAGATGCAGGTAGATCGTATGCAGTATCGTTATTGTTAGTAGATGAGGCTGCGTTTATTGAAGGGATTGATAGAATTTACACGAGTATTAAACCAACCATTGCAACGGGTGGAGGAATGATTGCATTATCATCTCCAAACGGTGTAGGTAACTGGTTTCATAAAATGTATACTGAGGCTGAGATTGGAAAGAATGATTTTAAAGCAATTAAATTAAAATGGGATTTACACCCTGATAGAGATGTAGCTTGGGAAGAAAGAGAACGAACAAATATGTCACCACGTGAGTTCGCTCAAGAGTATGACTGTGACTTCCTAGGCTCAGGTAATTCAGTTGTAGAGCCTGATACATTATCCTTTTATGAAGAAACTTTTATACAAGATCCTATTGAACGTCGCTTTATGGGCGGTGATTTTTGGATTTGGGCTTATCCTGATTATAGCAGGCAGTACGTTGTGTGCGCTGATGTTGCTCGCGGTGATAGTAGTGACTATTCAGCGTTTCACGTCATCGATGCAGTATCACTTGAACAAGTGGCTGAATATAAATCGCAAGTAGATACACGTACTTATGGAAACATGTTGGTATCTGTTGCTACTGAGTATAATAATGCTTTATTGGTCGTGGAAAATGCCAACATTGGGTGGGATGTTATTAACACAATAATAGAAAAAGGATATCCTAACACTTATTATTCACCTCGTTCATATGGTGAACTAAGCATGGATAAATGGATGGATAAAATGGAATCAAATCAAACAGTTCCTGGATTTACTACATCAGCTAAGACAAGACCACTTGTTATCTCAAAGATGGAGGCGTATATTCGAGAAAGACAATTCACCTTCCATTCAAAGCGTTTGTTAGAAGAATTACGTGTGTTTATTTGGATGCATGGTAAAGCACAAGCACAAAATGGGTATAATGATGACTTGGTAATGGCATTAGGTATGGGATTATTTGTGAGAGATACTGCAATGAAATTCTACGAGCAAGGTATGAATTTAGCTAGAGCTGCAGTTGATGGTATTATAAAGACAGGTGGTGAAGAAGAATTTTATGGTCCATCATTGCCTAGTGGATATCAAAATCCATATATGGTAAACGACGGACATGGACACTTCGAAGATGTGACATGGGTGCTAGGTTAATAAATATTTATTGATATAATAAAAACATAAAATGGCTGAATTAAATAATAATCCTGGATTATTTACTAGATTAACTCGTTTGTTCAATACAGATGTAATCATTAGAAATGTCGGAGGAAATCAATTAAAGGTTACAGACGTTGATAGAATCCAAGCCTTTGGTAATGTTAAGACAAACGCATTAATAGATAGATTTACTAAGTTGCACCGCTACGGAGCTAATATGCCGTACAACCCAACAATGAACTATCAAACACTTCGCCTTCAGTTGTATACTGATTATGAAGCAATGGATACAGAGTCAATTATCGCATCAGCATTAGATATCATCGCTGATGAATCTACATTAAAAAATGAAATGGGTGAGATACTTCAGATTAGAAGTGCAGACGAAAATATTCAAAAAATATTATATAATTTATTCTACGATATTTTAAATATTGAGTTTAATTTATGGTTATGGACTCGCAATATGTGTAAGTATGGTGATTTTTACTTGCATATGGAAGTTGCTGAAAAATTTGGTATCTATTCTGTAATACCATTGTCGGTTTATGACATGGTTCGTGAAGAAGGTCAAGATCCAAATAACCCATCTGCGGTAACATTTAAGATAGATCCAATGGTCATTGCGGCTGGTGGTGTATCTAATCGTGTTAAAGATAGAGATGGTAAAATCAAATTTGAAAACTATGAAATAGCGCATTTTAGGCTATTAACTGACGCTAACTACTTGCCTTACGGGCGCTCGTTTATAGAGCCTGCTCGTAAAACTTACAAGCAGTATGTGCTGATGAAAGATGCAATGTTGTTGCATCGTGTAACACGTGCCCCGGAAAAACGTGTATTCACAATTGACGTAGGTAATATTCCACCAAATGAGGTAGATGCATACATGCAACGTTTGATGCAGAAGATGAAGAAAACACCTTACATTGATGGACAAACAGGTGAATACAATCTTCGTTATAACTTAATGAACATGATGGAGGATTTCTATCTTCCAACTCGTGGTGATAGAGCTGCAACAAAAATCGACACAATTAAAGGATTAGAATATAATGCAATCGATGACGTAGTGTTCCTACGTGATGAGATGTTAGCTGCCCTCAAGGTGCCTAAAGCATTCTTCGGATTTGAAAAAGATTTAACTGGTAAAGCTACATTAGCTGCTGAAGATATTCGTTTCGCTCGTACAGTTGAACGTATCCAACGTATCACATTATCTGAATTGTATAAAATGGCATTGGTTCATTTATACGTTCAAGGATATGATGGCGCTGCGTTGACTAACTTTGAGTTATCGTTAACTACTCCATCAATCATATTTGAACAAGAAAAGATTGCATTATGGAAAGAAAAAGTTGACTTAGCTAAACAAATGCAAGATACTAACTTAATGCCTTCAGATTTCATCTATGATAAGATATTCCAATTCAGTGAAGATCAATACGATGAGTTCCGTGACTTAGTTATTGAAGATAAAAAACGTGCATTCCGCTTAGGCCAAATTGAAAATGAAGGTAATGATCCAGCTAAAACTGGTAAATCATATGGTACACCACATGATCTAGCTTCATTATATGGTAAAGGTAGAATGGGACAAGGTACTAATGCTAATATACCATCTGGATATGATGAGAAGCGTGCTGTAGGTCGTCCTGAAGAAAAATCATCTATAATTAATACACAAAATGATCCATTAGGTAAAGATAGATTAGGTGCAGGTGAAAATAGCATGTTAAATGCTGCTATTCCAGGTGATGAAGGTAGTGGTACACCAAAAGGTGGTTCACCACTAGCAATAGCTGAAGCATACAAAAATAAATTTGCACTAGGTGCTATTCCTACAGGACTACGTAAGGAAATAGTATTTGGACCTGATCAAGAACCATCATTACTTAACGAAAATAATATTAAGGGCATATAACGACTACATATTTATAGGTAGTGCATACTTACACTATGAAAATAAAACACAGCAAATACAAAAATACTGGTATATTATTCGAACTTTTAGTGCGCCAAATTGCATCAGATACAGTATCTGGTAAAGATTCGGCCGCCATTGGTGTTGTTAAAAAGTTTTTTGGTAAAACCGAATTAACAAAAGAACATAAATTATATCAGGCGTTAATAACATCTAAAGCATTATCTGAAGGTAAAGCAGAATCATTGATTAATTCAGTGTTGGATATATCTTCACGTTTGAATAAAACGGCTTTACGTAAAGAAAAATACAATCTTATTAAAGAAATTCGTGCTCATTACGACATCGAAGTATTTTTTAAAGCAAAAATCAGCAACTATTCACAATATGCTGCTGTATCTAACTTAATTGAAGCTCATGGATCGTTAGAATTCATTGAGCCTTCTCAAGTTATTGATAACAAAGTAACATTACTTGAACATATTACTCGTAAAGAAATTAATATTGAACAAGTTAAAGATCGCGTGTTAGAAGAGTACGGTAAAATGGACACTGGTACACGTATCTTAGCATACAAAATGTTATTAGAAAAATTTAATGAAAAATATTCTACATTATCTCAAGCACAAAAATCAGTATTAAAAGAATATATTAATAATGTTACTAATACTGTTAAATTGAGAGAATTTGTTAATGAACAATATGCTCAAATTAAAAAAGCATTAACTGAATTAACACCATCAGTAGCTGATAGAACAGTTCAAATTAAATTGACTGAAGTTATCAACTTATTGAACCCATTAGATAAAAACCAAAATGTGAAAGACGAAAACGTTATTTCACTTTTACAATATCATCAATTAATAACTGAATTAAAAGCAGTTAAATAATGGATATAAAAGAACTTATCAAGCAATTAGTACGTGATGTGTTAGATGAAGAATCTACATCAGGAGATGCTGGTCCTTATTCTACTCCATTTGCTTTTGCTAAAAAAGGTCAAAAAACAAATGTAGCTACTAAAACAGCAGTATCTCAAGGATATACAAAAGCACCAGCTGGTATGCCAAGTGATTCTAAGGTTATA